CGAGGAGTAAGTTTCACTTCTTTTTCTTTTTTTTCTTAGAACGTAGCTTTTTGAAATCAGCAGACGTAATCTTATCTCTAGGTGGAGCAACCCTAGCTAATTTACGCTGTTTACCTGAGTAAGAACCTTTTGGCATTATGCAGCAATAACAATTCCTGTAGTAGCAGTAGATGGATCGCTCATTGAAGCTTGGAATCCACAACTAACAGTTGTTAGCTCTCCTAATGTTGTACCAGTATCCATACTGGTAATAATTCCATTAAATGTAATTTTTTTACCCCCAGTTGTACCTATAAACAACTCAAATTCAGCATCTTCACCATTACCAGCAATAACTTCTTGTAATAAATTAGCAGTTTCATTACCTGATGCTGCTGTGTAGTTAAAGTCAATAGTACCTGTTGCAGTAACTAAACTAGGAACATAACGTCTTTGAGTTGCTCCATGAGCAGTACACTCAATTACATCTCTAGTTGTAGAAAAACTCCAAGCAGTTGTAGCTACTACAGCTTCAGTTGTACCAGCAGAGGATTTAAAATTTACAGAACCCTCCTCTCCAGTAAAAAATGCCATGATTCTAAGAAAAAAAGTTTATATATGATTATATTACCGTGAAACTGCGTTTTTTACAGTTATTTCTTCTTCTTTTTACGTCTATGTTGATAAGTTATTTTCTTACTACCTGTTTTTTCACGTTTAAACCTAGCTTTCTCAGCACTTGACATCTCTTTTGTTGTCTTAGGTGTCTTACTTGATACACGCTTGCTTGGTCTACAGGCAGGGTATCCTCTTTTTTCACCTTTTTGACGACCACAAGGCTTTCCCGTTTTAACATCAACCCAATTTTCTTTGAACCATCGGGTAAGGCCACCGCTACTTCTTGCCACTTTTTTTAGTCCCCGTGCGATAAGTACCACCACGCTTTTTGTACTCTCGTACAAGCCATGCGTTAGCGTAAGCAGAAGGGTAAACTTTAAATTTACGCTTTGCCTCTGCTTTTACCCTAGAGTATAACGCTTTATTTACAGGAACATTCGCCACGTTTTTTACCTCCCTTCTTTTTCTTCTTCTTTTTCTTAGTAGTAGAATGGTACATAGTAAGAATTAGGTAGTTCTTAATATATTCTAAACGAAGTTTGGCCTAATGTCTCTGGTTTGGCAAGGTTGAATTGTTGTAAACATAGATAACCAAAAGCATCAAACGCATGGTCAACCCCTAGATTTTTGTTTGGCATACCTGTATTTGGAGCGTAAGTCAAAGTTCTGAGAGATTTTATTAACTCTTTACATCTTGGGTGTATAAAAGTTCGCCTTTCTCCGTTAGCATCAAGCAATGCAGTATTAACAGCAGTAATCTTATCTCTGATTTTCCAGGGTGATTTAGGACTCATTACTGTAAAACCATTTCTTCTTAAAATTGTATGGTCAGTGACACCAACCCCACTGGTTTTTCTTGCACTACCCGTAGGGTCAGGACACGCAATAACTCTTCGATCTACCCCATATCTGCGTATAACTTCTTCCGCAAAATCCCAAGTTGTTGCCCCACCCGTCAACATGATCTCATCAAACACATATAAGTTGTCCTCATGCTTAACAGCACAGATTCCTGCCATCGGATCTACGTTAAAGTCCAACCCGATAAGCAAAGGCATTAGATGAAAATCCTGCACTTCCTTCTCGATATTGTCATCAGTAAAACTAACAGCAACTAAACCTGTTAAATTTTCAAAACTAGCTTCAAATTCTTGCCTGAATGTTCTTGCATCTAACTGACCTCTAGCTGCTTCGACTTCTTCTGGAGCGACATTACCCCCTTCAATCGTAGTAAAACTCCATCTCTGCCAATCATCTCGATCAGTTTCTCCACAAAAACACCACATATCATAAAACCAACTGGCAGTTCCATCAGGCGTACTAATAAACAACGCCCACCCCTGCTTATCTGCTAAAGCTGGTCTTATAACTTCCGCCCATACATCTTGATCCATAAACGCTGCTTCGTCTAACACTACCCCCGAAAGACTTCTTCCTCTCAAAGCCATCGCATTTTCTGTCCCTTTTAGCTCAATAGTTGACCCATTTATCAATTCAATCCTTAAATCTGTCTCATTTTTACTCTTTATCCAGATTTTTGGTACTAATCTCTTTAATTCTTTCCATGCGATGTCTTTTGCCATGCGATATGTTGGTGCACAGTAAAAATATGTCTCCCCTGGTCGATTTATCGCTCCACGAATTAACTCAATGCAGGAAAGATATGATTTTCCAAATCTTCTACCAGCTACAAGGACACGAAATCGTTTGTTGCAGTTAAAAACTTGACCCTGGGCATATCTAAGACTAATTTCTGGTGCGGTTTTTACAGGCATATACTAAAAAATAACAAATTTTTCAACTATTACCCCCTTTTTATAGCCTAAATTCATATTTCTAGGTTATCATTCAATTAATACCTTATCTGATTGAGTCCGTGGCTGAATCTTTTATGTCTGGTTTTATTCCAGAAGAACAGAAACAACAACAAGAAAAAAGAAAAAGACGTTCTAAGTTTGCTTGCAATACAAAAGAGCATATTCAGGCTAGAAGTCAAAGATTGTATTCTCGTCAACTAGAAGGGAAAACAACAAGACAGCTAGTTCTCGAACACGCAAAGATTGAAGGCATTGCAGAAACTTCCGCCTGGAGCGATTGGAGTCGTGTAAAGCAATGGAATAACGAAGATTGGGAAAAGGATAGAGAAAATATGCTTCCAAGGCTTCAAGCAATGAGGGTTAGATTATTCAATAAAGCAGTATCAAAAGGTCAATTACAGACAGCAGCACAAATATTAGATTCATTAGGCAAGGTTATCGGAGAATCAGTAGAGACAGTCAATATTCAAGCACCTGAACTATCTATAAAAGTAGAAACAAAGTAGTACATATTTATTAGTAACGAAGATTACGGATATATATTTAAGGTACCCGACATGGTATATGCGTAAAAATTTTTTGCAACACTCCCCCCAAATGGCCTCAAACTGGCCTGAGAGCCTCCCAGACAAGCCAAAAATTGTTTCAGGTATGATAGTATCATCAGATTTTCCGCCTCTCTGAAGCCATCCTGAGGCCAGTGTTACATTTGATACAGAATAAGAAATTGGTGCAGATTCGGCCTTGACATGATGTCATTCCGGCCTTAATATAAATAATATATACAACAATTTCTTAGACCCTCTCGAAACTCTCTAACTTCGGCCAACACCAGAAGCTAATCTCAACCCACAAGGAAAAGAAGACAAGTCGAGTGAACAACCAGAAGCCATAGATCTGGAAGATGCTAAGAAAGGAAATAGAAACTTACTTTTCGGGCAAGGTTTTCCAAGATAAAGAAAATCGAGCAAAGAGCATTTCTCTTTTACTTCTAGGCTGTAGCACACACGCCACTAAAGGAACCCAGACTAGCCTTGGATGCTTTTGCGTCAGGTTCTTCTGGTTCTTCTACCCAGTACCGCAGCTAGCACAGCCTACAAGTAAAAGGTAATACCTCTTACTTAATTTCCATTTCATTCAAAAGGATTTTTTTCTCATGGCACAAGCCTATGCAATCACCCAGTACAACGGGTTAGATTATCAAAACGGTTTCCAACCTAAGTGGAATTTGGTAAGCGAGCGAAACGACCAGAAAGCGGCTTTAAAAGTTGCTGAAGTTCTAAACGCTCGCACCAAATACATACATCGTGTTGAAGTTGTAAAGCCTGTTGAGTTGCCTAAATTCAGCATATTAAAACCTGCTAAATCTGAAGCTCAACAACTTGTAATTCCTGCAAGTTTCAAAGTAATTAAAAAGAGATCATTTCTAAGAAGATTATTAGGAGCTTTTTTCTAATGTCTGAAAAAGAATTTGAAATCTATTTCGCTGGCTGTAATTGGGGTACGACTTTCGAGTTGTTCCCTAAATTAGAAAAGCAGATTATTTACGACCCAGAAACAGAGGAGATCAACAAGCATGACTGATACAACTTACAACGGTTGGACTAACTACGAAACTTGGAACGTGGCATTGTGGTTGGATAATGAATATTTTTATTATT